AATCGCGGCGAGAGCTATTTGCGGCTGAGCGAGACGCGGTCGCGGATCTTGTTCCGTGCGGTGGAAGAATTCGAGAGGCTGCGCGGGACGAATCTCGCGTGGTTCGGGCTGGACGAGCTGACGTATGCGCCACGGGAAGCCTGGCTGCGGTTGGAGGGCCGGCTGCGCGATCCGAAGGCGGCGCGGTTGTGCGGTTTTGCGGTGTGGACTCCGAAGGGGTTCGATTGGGTGCACGAGCGGTTTGTGGGGTCGCCGGTGGAAGGCTATGAGACGGTGCAGGCGAGGCCGTTCGAAAATCAATTCCTGCTGGACCGGGTGCCGGATTATTACCAGCGGCTGAAGCACAGCTACGACGGGCGGTTTTATGAGCAAGAGGTTCTGGGTCAATATCTGGAATTGACGGCGGGCCGGGTGTATTTCGCGTTCAGCAGGGTGGGGAACGTGGCGGAGGTGAAGGTTGATGAAGGGCGTCCGCTGCTGTGGGCGCTGGATTTCAACGTGGACCCGATGTCGTCGGTGGTAGCGCAGATGGACGGGGAAGAGGTGAGAGTGCTGGACGAGATCGTGCTGAATCGGGCGAGCACCGATGACGCGTGCGCGGAGTTTGGGGACCGGTTCGCGGAGCACGCGGGCGGACTAGTGATTTATGCGGACGCGAGTGGGGCGCGAAGACAGACGTCGGGAACGACGGACGTCGAGATCTTGAAAAAGTTTGTGAGCGAACGTGCGTATGGGGACGTGAGGTTCAAGATACCGAAGGCGAATCCAGCGGTGCGGGATCGGGTGACGCTGATGAATTCGAAGCTGGAATCGGCGGCTGGGGAGCGGAAGCTGGTGATTCATCCGCGATGCAAAGAGTTGATCAAGGATTTCGAGCAGGTGATGTACAAGGAGAACAGCCAGGTGATCGATAAAGACCGCGATCCGAAGAGGACGCATTTGTCGGACGCGCTGGGGTATCTGGCGTGGCAGGAATGCCGGGCGGGAATGAAGGTTGGGTTGCAGGATCGACCGCTGTTCTAGGCTGTGCGAGGAAAGAGGACCAGGTGTTGGATATTGACCGCGAGCATCCACAGTACAAAGCGCGCAAAGAGGTCTGGCGGTGTTATCGCGACCTCTATGTCGGCGGAGATCAGTTCAAGCAAAACGCGCAACGCCATCTGATTCCTCGGCAGAAGGAACCGGGCGATGTCTACCGGGAGCGGGTGATGCGCGTATTTTACGAAAACTATATGGGCTCGATTGTCGACTGGTATGCGGCGACGCTGTTTCGCAGAGAACCGATGCTGACGTTTGAGGGGACGAACGAACAGGGGCAGTCGTTCTTTGGAGAGTTCATAGAAGATGTGGACCGCAAGGGGACAGCGCTCGCGGACTTCTTGCGCAAACAACTGGTGGGGGCGATGGTGGCGGGCGCGAGCTATGTTCTGGTGGACTTCCCGCGGATGGGGCAGGCACCGGGGAGCCGGGCGGAGGAAGACGCGCTCGGGGCGTCGCGGGCGTACCTGGTGGAATACGCGGCCGAGGATCTCATCAATTGGAGTCTGGACGAGCAGGGCAACTTCGAATGGGTGGTACTGCGGACGGAGTTGACGAAGCAAGACCACGTGGAAGATACGGACTGGCGGCGTGAAAAGCGCTGGGCTTATTACGACAAGCAGAGTTTCCGATTGTATCGGCAGGTGATTACGGGGGGCGGGGCGGAGCCGGTCGAGTTGATCGACGAAGGGCTGCATGGCCTGGCGAAGCTCAATCGGGTGCCGTTGTTCGCATTGCGGATTCCGGAGGGGCTATGGATGTTGAATCGCGCCGGATCGCTTCAACTGGAGCACTTCAATAAGTCGAATGCGCTGTCATGGGCGCTGACGATGGGGCTGTTTGCGATGCCAGTGGTTTACTCCGAACGGGAGTGGAGCCAGATGGTGGGGGAGAGTTACTACATCCAACTGGGTCCGGAAGACCGATTCGGCTGGACGGAACCGGAGGGCAAGGTTTACCAAATCGCAGCGGACAATCTGGCGAGTTTGCAGGAAGAAATTTACCGCGTGTGCTACATGCCGCAGGCGGGAGCGCCGCTGGGGCAGGGGGGCAGGCAATCGGGAGTCAGCAAGCAACTGGATTCGTCGATTACGCAGGAAGTGCTGCGAGCATACGGGGACGCGGTGAAGGATTTGGTACGGCGGGTCCTGAAGGCAATTAACGCGGCGCGGGAGGATGATCTGGCGATTGGCGTGACGGGTCTGGATGAGTTCGACATTTCCGACTTTGCAGTGGAGGTGGACGACGCGCAGAAGCTGCTGGCGTTGGGCGCGGAATCGCCGACGTTGCGGAAAGAAGTACAGAAGAAGTTGGCGCTGAAGTATCTGGCGGACGCTCGGCAGGATGTGAAAGATCGGATCGTGGCGGAGATCGAAAGCGCTGGGATTACAACCAATGGATGACATTCGCGAGATTGTGCAGGCGGTGGTGCAGGAGTTCATGCCGCAGAAAACCGAGTTGGAAGAAGAGCGGAAGCGGCGTGAGGCGCTGGAGGAACGGGTTCGCGAACTGGTGGTGAAGGCCGACGAGGCGGAGCGGAGCGCGGCGGTTAGGGCGGAGCTGCAGAGGCAGGGGGTGGCCAAGTTGGACTTGGCTTATAAGGCCATCCGGGATGAGATTCAGCGCGGGGAAGACGGAAAGCTGATCGGGATGCGGGAGCATGTGGAGCAGTTCGTGAAGGAGAATCCGGAATTGCTGCCGGCGCGGCTGGGCGGCGGATCGGGCGCTGGTGCGGGGCAGAGAAGCGCGCCGGGTGAGACGCGGGTTGATTTGGAGACGATTCGTCCGGGCATGAGTCCGGAGGAACTGGATAGAGTCCGGAAGGAGATCGCCAGAGTGGCGTCGTTGACGCTGCGCGGGTGGTAGAGGAGAGAGAGAATAATGGCAACAATTACTTCGGCAAACGTAGCAAGCGCGATTGTAAAGCTGGTGGCGGCGGACGCCCTGCCGGCGTTGATGGGGAACCTGGTAATGGGGAACCTGGTCAATCGCGATTATGAACCGGCACTGGCACAGGCGGGAGATACCATTAACGTCCCGATTCCGCCAACGCTGGTGGCGAACAATATCGCAGAGGGCGGCACGGTGCAGACGCAGAACCCAAGTTTGGGGAACGCGCAGATCGTGCTGAACACCCATGCGGAGGCTACGTTCCAGGTGCCGGACGTGACCAAGATTCTGGCGGTGCCGGATCTGTTGAAGCTGTACATGCAGCCGGCGGTAGTGGCTTTGGCGGAGAGGATCGAATCCGATCTCCTGGGACTGTATCCGCAATTCACCTCGAACACGGCGGTGGGGACGGCGGGCACCACAATTACGGAAGCGGTGGTGGATGCGGCGGAGACGGCTCTGTTCAGTACCAAGGTTCCGGCGAGCGCTTCGAAGTTTTTGGTGGTGGATGCGGCCACTTACTCGGCGTTGCGGCAGATTCCGCGCTTCAGCGAGTACAACTCGGTGGGCGAGGCAGGGCTGCGCGTGATTGTGGATGGGGCGGTGGGCAAGATGAAGGACTTCTATATCTTCCGCTCGCAGTTCGTCGCCCATACGGGGAGCAGCCCGGTGACGACGCATAATCTGGCGTTCGCGAAAAATGCGATTGGCCTGGTGGTGCGCCGGTTGCCGCAGCCACTGCCGGGAACGGGCGCGATCGCGGAGTATGCTGAGCTCGGCAATTTCGGGATGCGCGTCACGATGAGTTATCAGCCGAATACGCTGGCGCAGCAGTTCACGGTGGACGTGCTTTACGGCGTGGGCGTGCTGCGGAATAATCACGCGGTACAAGTGAACAGCTAGTACGGGGCTGGTCGCGGCGGGGACGGGTCGTCAGGGTTCGTCCCCTTTTTATTGGTCGGACCTTTATTGAACGACCTTTATTGAACGACGAGAAAACGGAGACGAGATATGGCCCTGTTGACGGACGGCAATCCGAACGATACGGAAGCGCTACGGGTATACGAGGCGGCGATTCTGGACGTGTCGAAGGTGGAGATGATCGATCTGGACGCGAAGCTCTGCCTGGCGACAGTTGAGATTTCTCAGGACGTGCTGGATGTGCTGCTCGGTCACACGGGGGCGTATTCGCTGGCGTCTCCAATGGGCGGGGACCGACGCAAGATTGGCGTCTCGGACGTGGCGGTGAGTCCCCAAATGAAGCGCTGGCACGCGCTGCATACGCTGGCAGTGGTCTACCGGGACGCTTACAACAATCAACTGAACGATCGGTACAAGAACAAGTGGGAAGAATATCATGAGCTGGCGCGCGGGGCGAGAGAGCGAACGCTGGAGTTTGGCATCGGACTCGTCGCGGCGCCAGTACCACGAGCGGGAACGCCGGTGCTGGGAGAGACGGCAGGGACCTTGGCGGGGACGATTTGCTACGCGCAAGTGACTTGGGTATCGGCGACGGGACAAGAAGGAAGCGCAAGTCCTGTGACCACTTTTCAGACCGCGGACAACAGTGCGTTGACGGTTGCGAGCGGAAATGCGCCGGCGGTTGCGGCAGAGTGGAACGTGTATCTGGGGCCGACAGTTTCGACGCTGACGCTGCAGAATAGAGTGCCGCTGGCGATTGGCGCGACCTTCACCCTGCCTGGTTCGGGATTGGTGACCGGGGC